TTTTCAGCTAACATAATAAAATCATCTAGTACTGCTTGTGTAAATACATTTGCATCTACTTCAGTATAACTTTTAATATTAGAGCTTATAGTTGCGTAAGTGTATGACATAATTATGCTTCTAAGATTACTGGTCCAACATTGACCGGAAACCCTCCTCCTATTCCTGCACTTGTAGCATTAGACGCTGCTGAAAACCAAAACCAATTAGTCTGAGTAGCATCAGTTGCTCCATTTACATATTTACCTATATTTATAGCATATCCTGCAGCTTGTGCAATAACAGCTCCTGTAATCCCATTAACATTATCTGGAATATTAAATACTCCGGCTATACCTGGTGCACCACGAAATCTTTTTATATCTCCTGTTTCATATCTATTTCCTGGAAGATTAACATTAACTATAGGTGATCCTGCTTGATATGTTTCAAACGGATCAGCTCTTAATAAATCTAATGGACCTGGCTCTATTCTTGGTGGGAAAGCATGTTGTAAGGCTTGTGCATCAGCGCCCACGGGTCTTGGTGTAAGTTGTGGTTGCTTAGCTTCAAACTCAGAATTATGAACCCAGGCTCCTGTCCATTCTTGTACCATTTCTGTATAAGGGAACGCGGCCCCTGATCTCATTGAGATCATTAATGCTCTAGAACCTTTGGAATAAGTAGCCATTAGATATTAGGATAATAAGTTTTAGGGGTTATGTATGTACTAGATGGAGATCCATCTTCAGATAAAGCCCTTGCTAAATCATCTTCGTAAAACAATTTTAATTCTTGTGTTCTCTCTGGTGCAAACTTTTGAGATAATAAATAACTTAAACCTGAAACCATACAAGGTACAAATCTAAAAGGTGTGTCTGTTGCATTTGAAAAAGCACCTACGTCTTGAATTCTTTTAACATAGTAAACCATTAGTTTACTTGTTGCTGCTGCGGCTGTTGCATTAGGTAAAGGGTAAATAGTTACAGTAACTCTATCTATGAATCTTTGAACCCAAAATTGAGAAGGCGTACCCACTGTTGCTTTGTTAGCTGTACCAGAATAAGCAGACCTATCTACTTTAGTTAAAGCAATATCTGATTGAGAAGTAGTGTTATAGTTTTGTCTAAAGCCTACGTTTAATAAATCTGTAATACCATAAACATTAGCAACAGGAACAGTTGTAGCTTGTGGTGGTTCTCCACCTCCAGGTACATCTGATGAGTTTCTATAAAAAGTATAAGTTCCAGAACCTTCTGCTGTTGCATCAACATTAGTAGTTGATCCTTGAATTAATGTAACGTTGGTATTACCAACTTCCCAGAAATGTAAACCTCTATTACCCCATTCTTGAAATAGAATATTTAAAGATCTTCTAGCTGTTTTAAGTTGATGTCCCGAAGTACCAACTAAACCTAATCTTTCGTAGGCGTCTGAAATAATCTCATCAATAGAAAAATCTTGATCAAATTGATAAGCTTGGGAAGTAACGTTTGACATTTAACCTCCTAGTAATTTTTTAACCACTCCATGTGGATTGATATTGAATCACCCGCTGTTGTAGCTGCTGTACCATCATTAGATCTAATAATTACATCACCTGTTGAACCACCAGTTCCAAGAGCCGGGTTATGTACTCCACCAATATTTGTAAAGTCTTTAAATCCATTACCATGTAAAGTTATGTAAGGTAAATCTGCTGTTGCATCTCCTACAATACTTACAGAATCTGCTTTTGCTGCGACCGATACAGAATACCAGATTTTTTGTAAAGACAAAGAAACACAAGGTATAGCTCCTGCGTTTCCATTTGCTACTGCTGGAAATCTTTGATTATTTAATGCTGATACATCAATAGTAAATGTAAATTCACCTGCTGCCTCTGTGGGCATTAAAATTGCTTGTACTATTAATCTTTTAGTACCATCGAATTGTGTATTAGTTGTTCCTACTGCTGCCATTTTATTTCCTTCCTACTCGAGGGGAGCGATCATTACATCGCTCCCTGAAAGTAAATTATTAGTTAGTAAAGTTAACTGCTTGTGCGTATGTACATTGAACTAAACCTTCACCTGCTGATGCCACAGAACCATCTCTTGTGAACGTAATACCCACTGGGTGATCGATGTAACATCTAGCTCCACTTGAGTTAGTATCTGTTGTACCTACTGACAAGTGTTTTTTGATTTGTCCAGTGTCAATTGCACCCATATCTGTGAAAGAGTTATAGATACCAATAGTATCAATATCTCCAGCTGATGCCGGTGTAAAATAATCTATGTCCCAAGTTTGAACACCTGCAAGATTAAAAATAGAACCAAATGATGTATTACATGATGTACCAAAATTAAATGCAAGAGGCACAACTGTTTCTAATCTGTTAATTCTAGATCCTGCTGGAATTACAATGTTGTTAGCTAGATTACCTGTACGTGTTTGATTAAAGAAAACATCTGGATTTGTAGATGTTCTACCTCTGCAATCAATTTCAAGATTAGGGTAAGCGTTAAAGTCTGATCTACACATCCAAGTAACTTTGTTACCGTCTGCAGTTCCAATAGTTACATTACCTGCTGAAGCAGAAACTGCTCCTGAAACTGTATTTGTAAGTGTAATAGAACTAACTGTGTGAAATCTATCTGTTGTAGCTACGGAATTACCTGCCGTTGCACCAACTTCAGTTTCAGTTTTTTCTATACCATCAATTGTTGTACCAATAACAGTAAAAGTTTTATCACTATCATTACCTACTGAAGTAAATGTAATTGATGAAGCACCATAATAACCTGCTTTTTTTTGTGTAGTTCTACCTACACTATCAACAGTGTCATAGTTACTACCAGTAGTAAGATCTACAATTCCTGTTCCTGGAATTGCTGCTGTAGCAAATAATGAACCTGCTTCATATATTAAATAAGAATAATCAAAATACCAAGATTGGTATCCTAAAGATGTTCCTACATTTCTTTGTTTTCCATCGTAACCTGCACCTGAATCAAGATTGACAGCAGGTATTGCTGATCCGAATGTATCGTTTACTGTACCTTGTTTTATAGGTCCAGAGAATCGTGTTTTAGCCATAATAATATCCTCCTAGATATAATAAATGTAGTCCCTAGGGATGTCGACTATACGCGTCTACATTCAAATTTTTATATGTATAGTGAATATAGTATATTGTATTTTATAGTAGAGTGCAAGAGAGCCCGTAAAGAAAGTGCGATTTCAGCGATGTAGCTTTGTGACTTAAGTAGCTACAGAAACTTGTGGAGCAGCGCCATCAACGCTATTTTGTCTGTGAGCGATTGCAGCTTCTTCAAGCTTAATCTCAGTAATGACTTGTCTAATCTTATCGTCAAGTCTAACCATGTTAAGAGTATATCTATCTTCGTTAATATGCTCTTGTTCCCACTTCAACTCCAAGGACCTTTTTTGTTTGTATAGGTCTTGTATCATCAATAACCTCCTCATAAGTTATTCGATTTATCTCGTTATTATAGTTGTTTCCGAGATACTCCCAGTTTATACTCTTTTCTCCAATCTTGTCAAGGATAGATTGTTCCAGAGAAACAGCGTTATCTTCAGCTAAAACATTAAATTTAGCATAGTGATCGTGCGCCCATATTTTTACTGTGAAGTTTTTCATCGTTTTTTCTTTCTATTTGTTAAATGTGGCCGAAACATGTCCGGCCACAAAAATTATTAAGTTACTAACAGCCTGGTGATCCGAAGATACCTCTATAGTCAGAAACACCAAAGGCGTATCTTTCTCTAGCTTTGTATCTTACGTTTCCAGTGTCAAAGTCCCCTTCCATTGAAGTTGTCAATGGAGTTCTTGAGAACATTTTCATACCGTTTGGAACGTCAGTGATTAAGAAAAATGCATCAGGATCAGTTAAGAAATTGTTCACTCTATAACCTTGAGGAACCATTCCCATTGAATTGATTGCATTGATATCATTATCAGCAGTCTGAGTTCTACCTTGAGACTTCATAAGTCTTTCAGCGTTGAACTGGTTAGCTGATGGAATGATCATCTTAGTCGCTTTAGCAGCTATTCTTAAACCTCTTTCATCAGTGAAAGCAGCTACGTCGATTAGCGCTTGCTCTAATGAAGTTTCGTTTAAGTCAGCAGGTGTAGTAAAAGTGTTAGCTACGTTCGTACCTGAGATTGTAGTATGCGCTGTATTAAATAGCGATACTTGGTCTCCAGATAAGAAAGTAGTGAAACCATTATTTAATGGTGCTGCACCTTTAACTTCTTTAGCGTTTGACATAGATCTTGCTAGTGCTTTTGTGTATCTAGAAGAAAGTCTGTCATAAAGGTTATCCTCTATTGCTTCTTCTGTGATAGCGAAAGCTAGCGCGATCGTTTCCATTGTGTATCTAGCAGTGAAAGTTTCTTGTGCTTCATCGTAATTAACACCTTGACCTTCTGCTTTTACTTCTGCGTTAGCGAAACCACTTAACATTACTTCTTCTTCGAAAGCTCTGTCAGATGATTCTGTTGCATAAATCTCAGCATGCTGATTTTCATACCTTTTGTATTCCAAGCCAAATAGTGCATTTAGACCTGGCTCTAACTCTTTTACGAGTTGTGCTCTTGATATTGCCATGTTTTTATTCTCCTATTTGTTGATTAACTTGGTGTTACAAATTCACAAAGGTTTTGTACTACTATTACTTTTGCGAAAGCCACTGTAATGTCTTCATTCTCAGGGTCTTCTGCTACTCTTAATAGTCTCCATTGTGATGCAGTTGCTGATGTACTATTGATATCTAATGTTTGTGATGATCTTCCAGTAACAGTATTACCTGCTACAGCATTACTTTGATAAGTCTCCATGAAGCCAGCTTGTGTAACAGCCGCGTCAGTTGAAATTTCATAGTTTTGCCAAGGATTATCATTTACAAAAACATCTATATCAGTATTTAGATCAGTTGCAGTATTTGCTATATACATGTTACTAAACGTTGGCTTTTGTGTGTTAGCCGCAGTGTAGAAACATCCGTTGAATACGCCAATAGTTTTACTATTAACGGCTCCAACTGTAACATATCCAGCTGCAGTTTGAACCTGCGTGCCAAGAAATATGTTAGTTGCATTGCCATTATCGATTTTATACTTTGACTGTCCAGATGTTGCGGGACCATTTCCCAAAACACTAACAGGTGTAAAACCCATTCCGGCTACATTTCTATTTGCCATAGTTATTTTCTCCTTATGAACCTGCCGCGTTAGCGGCCTCCAGTTCGGTTGATATTATTCGTTGGAGAAAGAAATATTATTTCTTTGTACCACCGAAGCTTTTGCTAGAACGCTCGACACTCATCGGCATTCTTCTGTCTTGATCCCTAAGCAAGTCGTTGTTTACTGCTTCGTCTTGAGCATCAGTTTGTTTATTTTGATAGTCTAGACGTTGTTTCGCGAGTTCTTCGGGTATCCTTGCCAAGACAAGGCCTCCCACTCCTATGACTCCAGCGAATTTGCCGTCTTGTACTACTGGAAAGTCAGAATCTTCATACTGATCAGCTCTCACTAATTCGTATCCAGCTCTAAGTCTACCATGTAAATTTTTGGTATCTTGAAAGCCCATTGATTCTACTCTTATCCATCTGTGTACAAAGCCGTCTGGCGCTGCAGGTGCATCGAGTGATGATGGTGGCTTATACTCTTTAGGTCGTTCAGTTTTGTCCCTAGTATTTGCCGCACGAGAAGTTTTATCTATTGTTTCTTTTGTCATATGCTTATGCTCCTTCCGTGAGTTTTAATTGTTTTGCATATTCTTCGAGTGGCACTCCTAATTTTTTAGCTATTGCTACCTGTGAAGAAGTGAGTCTCACAGTTTTGCGACCAGGCTTTGTGCTTCTGTTAGCCGAAGCGACCGACTGAACGGCCCTGTTCGTTGCTGTACCTTCTGTTCTACCAAATTTATGCGGAAAGTCAACTCTTATACGTTTGTCAACTTCTATATAATAATCATCGCTCTTTGGATCATAACCTTCTTTATCTACTAAATCCTTGTGAATTTCAAAAGCAGTAAAAGTCATGGCTCTATCTTTTCCGAACCATTCATTTTTTGCTGCCCAATCTTCAGCTTGAGGATCAGCTTCTGGAAGTGATCTTGGAGTTTGTCTTGGTAGATTTCCACCGTCCGATAGTCTTGCAGGCTCATCCTGCTCAACTGGTTTGGTTGTTTTACGTTGCTCTAATTTAGCATTCTCAAAAGCTAACTGAGCAATTTTTTTATTTGCCTCAACTTGAGCCGCTGCATCTCCTGATTCAATAGACGTAGCAAGATCTCTCTGTGCTGCTTCTAATCCAGTTTTTACATTGGTTTCAAATTTACTTTGGTAATCAGAATCAATCTTATCAAATCTAGATTTATCTAATTGTCTTTTTTGATTTATAGCTTCTGCATACTGAAGTGCTGCTGCTTCTCGTCTTTCAGCTTCTCTCATCTTACGAGTAAGTTTAGCAATTCTAGATTGCACACCTTTACTATAATCTTCTAATTTTTCATCTTCCTTGTTTTCTGTTTCCTGTACTACTTCTTTTACTGTTTCTTGTTCCGTGTTTCCTGGAGCAGTATCAACTACTGCTTCTTCTTTTGTCTCTTCTAACGATACATCGACCTCTGGTCCTGATGTATCTAGATCCACCTGTACTTGACTAGGTGATTTTTTATCTTCTGGCATAGTGTCTCCTTCCGACTATGTTAGTATTTATGCAGGATATCTGTTGGATCCTGAACTGTTGCTAGTATTTCATCGTCATTTAA